CCCGAGGTCCGGCATACACCACTTCTTCCTCTTGGTTGGCCGGGTCTTTCTTGACGATAGAGACATACTCGTGCCCGGCGAACACGTTGCCGTAGTCGATGTAGTCATACACGAGCTGGCTGACGAGCGTCTCAAAGTCGGACGCGCACAACTTCGTCCGCATGTAGGACTCAATCTTGTCCCGCTTGTCCTTGCTCGTGCTGTCGCTGTCGGCTGCTTCCCACTTGAACCAGTCCTCACGCGGGAAGAGCGCCGCCATGTAGTTGGCGTGCAGGTTGTCCCGAATCTGCGTGAGCTTCGGTGTCACCGTCGAGTTCTTCCACGGCAATTGACCATTCGTGGTTTTGTGCGTATCCGTAGCGAAGAGGTATTGACGCAGCTCCTTCTTCTCATTGAGCCACTGCGTCCGTGCAGCAGTCCACCGGACCCAGGTGTCAGCAACAACCCGCGCCTCGTTGTCCTTCAAGAACCTACTGTCAAGTACATCAGACACTACTTGTGCACTCCATAGATGGCGATGTAGCGGGGATCGGCCCACATACACGCATCACAAACGATGTGTTCACCTGGGTTGAAGAAGTCCATCCAATCGACGTACACACCAGCGGACATTCCACCAGCTTCGTCAATGAACCCCTCCACCTCTTTCTTACACCTATCGCAGTGGACGGTGTTATCCAAAGGCAACGCCACCAAAACGACCGGAATAGACAACATTGCTTTCAGCAGTGCTGCTAGAACGCTTGGCAGGTCCACGCGCAATCTCCACCACAGCAGCTAGGGTGTCCTTCACGTCATCGTGTTCGGGGCGATGCACCACCAACTCTTCTTCGAGGATTTGGCAGTTGCCGCCTTTGTAGTGCCAGATTTGTTGGTTGGAGTAGCGAGGCTCCAGAGCTGCGTTGATGCGCTCTTCCTTCTTCTTCACCGGCCTGTTCTCGTCAATCGAGATGGCCAAGTTTTGCTGCCGCATGTACTCCTTGAGCTGCTGCACCACAAGACTCTGAGCAGCAGTGACTTCGGCACGGAGCTTCTTAAAGCCCCACTTCTTGTATGCGAGGACAAGCCGTTCGTACATCACGCTTATCCGATTGGTTCTGAACCTGTCGATTTCGAGGATGTAGATGAATCCCTCTGCATCTACGCCTACCGTGACGATGGCCGTGTAGTCGGCGCTCTTTTCTATCGAGTAGGCGAAGTCAATCGCGCTGTACACATTGAGGAGTTTCTCCCCGAGATACCACGCCCCACTCAGGTTCTTCAGTGCTTCCCGGTTGTAGTACTGAAACCGGGTCTTATCAATCGGTGCGTTCTCCGTCGTGTTCGGGTTGTTGTAGTACTGTGCGTAGAACTGGGTGATGTCCAAATACTTGGCCTTCTTACGGGCTAGTATTTGTTCATCGAAGCCGAAGGTCTTACCATCAGCCCGGCGCTGGCGAGGCCAGAGAAACTCGCCGTTCGTCTCCACCACGCGCTCGAACACCTCATACACCGGGCGCTCGATGTCCTCTCCTGTCGCCCCATCGGTGAATGTCTCGCGCATGTCAATCATGTCGCGGTAAATATCAGCCGGGTGGTAGCGCGTCCCTACTGCCCACTCCTTTGCATCCGTCGTCTCGATGGACGAGAGCTGTGAGTAGAACCCCTGCGTCTGATCGCGGCCTAGGGCCGTGTAAGCATTCCCAGGAACAACGATGTCATCGAGCACCGCCAGCTTGCAATGAAGGCCAGTTGTGTTGGCTGTTAGGCCAACAGCCTTTACCGTCGGGTCGCGCACACCTTCTTGCTTCCGCAGTGGATGATCCACCGCTATTTCATTTGCTGCCCACCGTTCACGGGCGTTCTCGCTTTGGTTCACCATCTCCGGCCAGTAGAAGCGGTAGGCATCACTGGTCAGAATGTCCTTGATGAACTTGAGCTGCTTCTCAGCCAGGTCCGCTGTGGCGCTGACGTACAGCACCGTGATGTCCGGGTGCTTAGTGATCCACCACGCCACCCGATAGGCAATCATCGCGGACTTCTGATGATCCCGAGGCAGGAGCACGAGCTGGTTGTCGAGACTCTCGCTCCGTGCCCACCACGCAATAAGCTCCTCATGCACCGCACCAAGAACCCGGTACGGGGCAATGAGCTTAATGAACGTGAGGAGGTCGGCCTCGGCTAGTCGCCGAAGCTCGTCCTTCTTGGCCACTACTGCCTGACTGCTTCGAGGGCAACGCTCACTACCATCGAGTCAGTGTTCGAGATGTTGGCCGCCCTGCGGAATGATGATGTCGAAAGGAATCGGAACCATCAGCTCATTGTTGACGCGAGCCGTTTCCCGAGCCACACCAGCCATGAAGTTGTAGAACTGACTGGCTGCGCTCGCAGCCTGTACAGCACCCGCTGAGAACTGGTACATCACGTTGCTACTACTGTCGAGTACTTGCAACACGAGCTGGCGGTTGCCCACCGTCGCATTGGACGTGTATGAGACACAAGCTGAGTTGAGGTAGGCATCGCTGCCAAGTGCGAGTACTGTCACGGTGTTTGTGGCCACCGTTTGCCGAGTGCTTTTGCTACTCATCTTTTCACCAGAGAAAGACCGAGACGCTTGGCGTCCTCAGCCACTTTCGACTTTGCTTCTTGTTCAGCGGAATCACCTTCCTCCCGCTGCTTCTTGTTGCGCTTATCTCGGGGCGAGAACCCTGCTTCGGCCAGCCACTTCGCGGCCATCGTTCCCTTGTTGCCCTTGCTCTGCTTCACAATTTCGACGATGGCTTCCGAGCGCACCTTCACTTCCACTTCCCTGCGCCACTGCTCCAACTCAGCCAGGAACGGCTTGGAAGTGAGGAGTGCCTGCCAGTGCTCCCAATCCCCGATGAGCACCATCGCTGCCTTGTACTCCGTCGGATCGGACAGCTCGACGTAGGTCTTGCGCCAGTCGGCCAACTTGAACACTGGCTTGATGGAACTGGCAGGATCGGCCAATTCCTCGAACAACCCCGTGGTCAGCTTGCGGCCGGTGGTGTCTATGAGGACGTGCTTGAATGCCTCATAGTCGAAAGGCTTCACGACTGGTCTGCCAGAATTTGACTGGTTTTGCCACGCTGCCAAGCCGTCACACCGAGCACCGAACCCACGGCCATGAATGCAAACTCGGGGATCACGGGCACAGCAATCTTCAGCAGGGGCAGTACGAAGTACACCCCAATGACAAACACGATGAAGGCGCTGCACTCGAAGGCGTGATGGTTGCGCTGCCAGAAACTCCCACCGGCTTGCTCAGCCTGGAGTGTCTTGTTCACTGCCTCAACCTGGGCTGTGGCCGCAGCGAGTTGGGCTTTGGCCAGGTCCGTCTCCAGCTCCTTCAGCTTCGTGAGCTGGTCGCCGTTCAGCGAACCAAGAGTGGCAGCCACCTGCTCAGGGGTGGAGTCCTTCGACAGCCCTATCGCAGCCAGCAAACCCTTCGCTGCCACGGCTCCAGCCGGGCCTGCGATGGCTGCCCCGAGGATCGGCAAACCCAGGTTGGCCAGGGTTGTGGCAATGGACTTGAGGTCCATCAAATCGACTCAGCTTTATGAAACTGCGACCATTCCGCATGGGCAGGAACAGCTTGTCCATGCGAGACAACAGACGCCCACACATCATCACCGTCCCGAATCCAGCACATCGAAAGGCTGTGTCCATCCCGATAAACCATGCCCTTTTGAAACTTCGAGGCCAGTTCTTCAGTGACGATGGACAGCGCCACCTTGTCAGTGCAAGGCACGCCTTCGTAAAGGTAGACTTTGGTGTGCTCTCCCTCAGCGACAAAAGTGTTCCTAGGAACACTTGCATCAGCAAGTGTTTCTCCCTTGACAAGCGTCGAGAAAAACAACATCACGGCGAGTACTATCGCCAGCAACTTCTTTCTCACTGCTACCTCCTACGGCTGCTTGTGCAGCTTCTTGATGAGGTTTTGTACTGTGCGTGTCTCGTAAATCCGAATGCAAGTCCAGATGAGTGAAGCACCCGCAGCTACCGCTGGTAGCCACTGCAACAGTGTTGCGCCCACAACTCCAAGCGACAGCAAGTCGCCACCTGCCTTAAGGTGCTCCATTCTCATGGCCTACCCGTTCAGCAGTTCATAGGCCGGGCCAACAACAGCCGGTCCAAACGCCTTGCCGATGAGCTGCTTCACCTTTGCAGCCTCTTCAGGAGTCAGCTCAACGCTTTCACTGGCATTGATACGCAGCGCAAGCTTGTAGCGCGTGAACTTCTCTTCGCCGCCTACCGACTGCTCATCTTGGTAGGGCAGCATCAGAGCAGCCGTAGCTACACTACGGAGCGTGGCTTCTTTGTCACTGTCTTTCAAAGCTTCGCCCTGCAAGTTCTTCAGCACCACCATTACATCCACCTTCACACTGCTTCCTTTCGCTTAGTTGATTAGACGAGTGTCACTGACTTCAAAGTACCAGCGTCGTTGTAGAACAACTTCACCGTGCCACCAGAAGTATCTTTCCACACTGTAAATTGACTCGCGCTCAAATCTGCTAGAGCAAGAGCACCTGCACCACTTCTTGCCTTTAGAATCACACCATTTCCGCCAGCCAACCCAACTGCAAATATATCGGCAACACTGTTTTGTGTGATGTACTGAAGTCCAATCAAGTCACCACTGTTGGCACCGTTGCGCCAATTGATTGCACCACCATTGTTGAGTGCAATTTGGCCACTTGACGAAACTGGTGCACCGCCATTGGTAACAGTTATTTGGTTGCTGTTGACCACAAAACAATTGCCAATAGCTACCCCACCCCCAGTTGCAGCAATGGTCGGGTTGCCAGCAGCAGAGCCGGTGATGATGATGTTGCGGGTTGCGGAGGCAGTGTGAAGAATTTGAAGTTGGGTTGGCCCTGCGCCAAAAGCATCGGTGATGAAGGTGAATACTCCCGTACCTTTTGTGCGAAGCAGACCTGTGACGTTGGCATCGCTTCCAGTGAACGAAAGTGCAGCCGGATTCCCTGTGGTGTTTCCGACAACTTCGATATGATTTGTGAGCGTCGTACCGCCATGATTCACTACAAAACCAGTTTCCCCGCCATTCGTCTTGAGCGAAAGCGACCCGGTTGTGCCGGAGTCGATGATGGGGGTGAACACGGCGGCGATTCTTTGCGACGAGATTCCTAGTGTTGGTCCATTGTCAACATTGGGGGATAACTGAGTCGTATTGGCAAACCAAGTATTTACGCCGTTGACTTGAAGCTGAACAGAAGTTCCGGTAGCTGAATTTAGGTCTAGCGTTCCGGTACTACTCACCAGCGGCGTCACCACGCTCGTACCGAAGGTTCCAGAAGCGAAGCGGTTGCCAACGTTCCCAAGGCTCATTGCGTTGTCAACAGCAGGATTGATGGCTACGTTGTTGTATTGCAGAGCGATAGAACCGTTGTATTTGAGACTGACAATGGTAGCCGTGTCTGTTCCAAGCAGCGGCGTCACCACGCTTCCGACGGTCACAGCGCCAGTCGCCAGATCGAGCACCATCCGATTGGCAATACCCTGGTCGTTGAAGTTCAGGACATTCCCCTGCTGCTGAATCTGCGCGTTCTTCGTAGCGCCAGAAGAAGGCACGAATAGAAGTTGTGGGGTGGGCACCGCACCCAATTGAACAAGGGGTGTCACGACACTCACCGGGACCGTCACAACTCCCGCAGTGCCAATTGACAACTGAGAAGCAGCAGTTAGCGTTGCGTCGTTGTAGTCCGCAAGACCACTTGTTACCCCAAAAAGGAAAGCTCCTGAAGCCCCACCTGCAATGAAGAATTCTTTGGCACCTGCTCTAAAGAATGAGAGTACGGGTGCCTTGTTTGCGGCAGCGTCGCCAGTTATACGAATCGAGTGCTGACCTCCATCTGATAGACCAACTTGAATATCGGAATTGCCTGAAGCACCATTCACGCCAGTAACACGCACCACCCCATTAACCTGAAGGGTAGACGAGGGAACATTGGTTCCAATCCCAAGCCGCTTGTTCGTGTTGTCCCAAGCGAGATTGGAGTCTTGGGTGAGTCCTGCTCCATTGCCGAAGATGAGCAGGCCAGCAAACACTGTGCTAGCCAGGGTGGGGAGCAGTCCTACATCCTGCTTGCGCAGCGGCTCCGTGGCGTTGACTGGAGCAGGGAGATTGAGGATGCGCTGGCTGTTGGCATCCAGGTTGGCGAGCAGGGTATTGGGTGATGTGCCGTCACGAGAGACGGTGTTATCCATCGCCGCAACAATGGCGGCGAAGTTGGCGTTGAGCACGGCAATGTCGCCGTAGCCGCCAGTGAGAGTGGAGAGGGAGAGCTTGGACACTACGAACGCCTCTTGTTGGGCGCTTCAAAAGGTGTGGTGCTTGAGAAGATTTAGACAGCAGATACGAAAGAAAGTTCCTTGTACTAGGGAACTTTTCTAGTGTGGCATTGTTCCTAGGAACATCTCCTTGTAGTGTTTGCCTGACATACAACTACCTGGGGATATGAAAAATTTGTGAGCGAATTGGGAGCGGTCAAGTGCATTCTAAAAGCACCCCCGACCCCCTACAGCGCCTTCGGCGCGAGCTGAGCTGTAGAAGTATCAGTACCCTTGCTGAGTAAGTATGTTCTTAAGAACACTAAGTACATTACTAGTAGTAGTAATAGTAATAGGGAGACTGTTATGGATGTATTTTGGCTTTTAGCATCTATCTTCTATGAACCACTACCCGAGCTAGTAGTAGAACAAGTACTTGTATTACTGCTTTCTGCTTCTCCTCTCTATAGTTGTTTCCTATCTCAGCGTCGTAAATCCCCTGCTGTCCAGCCCGTCCAGCACCTCCTCTAAGCCTTCGGCTTAGCAGTCCGGCAGCACCCCAGTTAGCTACGTAGTAGCTAGTGGCCCTTAGTGGGTCGTTAGCCGGCCGATAGCGCCGTTTGCTTGGCGAAGCCAAAGGCCGTGCCAGCCCTTTCTCAAAGGCTTTGCCTTTGGTCGGTGGCCAGAAATCGGCATGGCCCGACGATTGCTACGCGCTCGCGCCAAAGCTTTAGCAAGAAGCATTACAGAAGGAGCCGTTGTTTTATTCCTTCTGGAAGGCTTCTTGTCGCTGAGATTCAAAAGCAACTACAAGAGATTCAAAGTCAAAAGTTCCTCACCCCTTAACAAGTGAAGGGGATTCGGAACTTCCCAAGACTTTAGAGGGCAAGCGCCGGACCCGCGAAAGAACTTGCAGTACCCCGGTCAGACAGGGTGAAAGCAGTCTGATAGGCCCGGAGTTCGGGATGGGCGAGCCGACATAATCGCCGCTGAAGCCTACGGCTTAGGAGCCTAACGGCGACAGGAATCCCCATCATGCAGCAAGCGCCGATAAAGACGGTCTATCGTCAGAGGGTGCCCTGCTCGGTGGCCGAAAGGTTGACAGGCTAGTGGCCCGTTCCTAGGAACAATCGGAACAGTGTCGCAGTACCGTGTTAGCCCGACGAATAGTCCAAGGCATACCCGCTGTACTAGCGGATTGTACAGACTGGGAATCGGGACGGAGCGACGCAAAGTTTCCGGCTAGGAAAGCCGTAGGGTGCATAAGTGGCGTCTGTCAATCGTGCTCAGGGAAGTCCTTTCCCTCAGCTTGGGCATCACTAGCACCTAGGTGAATCTACCTAGGGCGTTGGTGTAAGCGGCAATCCTTTCCGTCCAATCGACACTCTCAACAGCGTAAGGCAAGGCCGCTTTCACCAGCGTATCAAGGAGCGTCCATGCGAACCATCGGAAGCGTCCATCAGATTACGAAGCGCCTGACTACCGGAGCTTGGAACAACATCGAGCTGCGCGGTCAGCGTGCCCGTAAGAAGAAGTACGAGAAGCCGGGGAAGGTGATCTATCTGGACCCGGCATTGTTCAACAAACCGGAAGGGAAAACCACCGATGAACAAGAACTTTGAAATCGCAGCGAAGGCAGTGAAGAGCATCACGGGGAAGAGCGTTTCCCTGTGGGAAAACCTCGTCCTGTTTGCCGTGGCAATGGACCCGACCACGGAGCCGAAGGAAAACTTCAAGACCGAAGAGCGGCTGGCGCGCACGGAAGTGAAGGTGGAAATCGGCAAGAATAGCACGTACCGCGTGGCGAAGGGCGTCATTGTCAACGCTCTGGCGAAGGGCGTGGCGCTGCTCGATGCCGACGGCAAGCCGCGTGGAAAGACGGACATCGAGGACCAATTGAAGGCAGCCAAGGTGAAGAAGTCGGCAGCCGACAGGTTCAAGATCGTGATGGCGAGCGCGAACACCATCGCGGACGAGCTGACGGACGCGGAGTGCATCAGCGCCGCTGCGTTGGCGAATGATCTGCTCAACAAGGTGAGCGCGTCTATCCGCAAGGCAGCCTAGTTCCTAGGAACAACGGCTAGCGCAAGCTCAACTGCGATACGTTGAGACGTGTCCTGCTACGTGACGTAGGTGGCAGCCGGGAATAGACCGGCAAGAACAACGAACGGAGCGGACGCCCAATAGGAAGGGCACCGGGCTGTAACCCCGTGGTCGGCTAGTCCGTGGTGGTTCGACTCCACCCCGCTCCACCATCAATGGCGGGGAGACGGGCTGTAAGGATCACAAGTCCCGCGCTCTAACCGAGCAGCAGCAGGGTATAGCTGACCGTCCCTATTGTGGACCGACGCTGCCCGCGTCTTTCCCGCCGCCCTACCCGCAGTACATCCGTAGTCCAAACGTGGAGGTTCGCGTGAAGCCTGAAGTATTGCCCGTTCGTGTCGGCTACATCCTGATCGACGCGCTCCGAGAAGAAGCACATCAAAGCCGGGAGTCCGGCAATGACAAGCGTGCTCGCCAGCTCGAAGTGGCGGCGAACAAGATGGAGTTTCTCTCCAATGAGCGACGTTCCTAGGAACATCGGCTGGCTCGCCCTGTTCTGCATCCTTGCGCTCTACTACTCGGACAGCAGGGCTGACACCTGGCTGGACGTGACGCTCACGTCCTACCACTTCAAGCGTGAGCCGAAGCACAACGAACACAACCTCGGCCTCGGCTTCGAGCACGACATAGCTGAGCGGTGGCGTGTGATCGGCGGCGCATACAAGAACAGTCTCTACCGTACCAGTGTGTACGCCGGAGTCTCGTACTCCTACTGGATCGAGGGACCGTGGCGTCTGTCAATTGCGGGTGGCGGCATCACCGGCTACGAGAAAGGCGTCATGCCTATCGTCGTACCTGCCCTGTCCTACGAAGGCGACCGATGGGGAGCCAACCTGTTCGTGGCTCCGCCGTTCAAAGATAGCCCCGGTGTAGCCGGGTTGCAGGTGAAGGTGAGGTTCTGATGACGCCCGAAGATTTAGGAATTTGGATGCACTTGCTGACACATGGCAACACATCACGACAGCGTGTAGCAGGCGCAGCTTTCGACCACGAGTTTCCAAGAGGTATCACTCATGCCAAAGAAACCAGTGAAGCAGGACAGCGGCAGCAAGACCGACCACAAGGCAGCCCGCACAGCGGCGAACAAAGCCCGCAAAGCGGCAGCGTTGGAACGCCAGCGCCAGCGGTGGCTGGCACGTAACACCACAACCAGGGGCACGGCTCGCGCGAAGAGGCGTGTACATCTGCAACCTGAAGCTCAGCAACAGGCGGCGTGATGGCTGTCTCGTTCCTAGGAACATTCGGCATCTTCGATGTGGACGGCACTGTCGTTCCCATCGACAAAACGCAGGCTTTACGACTGAAGGAATTGCTCCCTGATGGCCGTAACACTGGCGGCTATGTCGAGGCAATCAAGATGGTGCGTGATAAGCACAACCTCGGTCTGAAGGAAGCGAAGGATTTTGTGGACCACTACGAAGCTCACCACTTAGGTTCACGCAAGTAGCAACGGGCAGTGGCTTCGCCGTGGTTGAGCGGCGAAGTACAAACATGCGCTCAACAACGACAAGTGCTGCCTGTCCCACCCATTCCCTGTAGTTCAACTCGTAAAGGAGAAGCAAGATGGTCGTCGGAAAGAACGTGGCAATCGAAGTGAGCGGCAGCATGGCGCACGTTGCCGTGGACATGGCGAAGGATCAGGGTGCCAGCAAGACCGGTAAGAGCGTCATCATCGGCACCACGGGTGGCAAGCACATCGAAGTCCCCGGCAATCCGGGCGTGTTCTTCACGCTCACGATGTATCGGAAGAACGCGCCGAAGGCGTGATGGACCAGCAGACCAGCACAAGTCCGGTCCAGTTGGGCAACGGGGACGCAGCTCGCACCGCAGCGAAAGCTGTGCTCAGAGTGCAAGCTGCTATCCCCGAGCAGTTCAGAAACAAAGCCCCGTTCGGGATCGACAGTCGTGTTGCATCGTGGTTCTTCGATAAGTTCCTGCCGCTCATTAGGTTCGGCAAGGTGCAAGTTGACACGTTCCAATACGAAGGCAAGCCCTACCACAGAGTCACACTCAGCGTGCCCTTCCGTACCAGCACGTTCGTCGTCAATGCGTTCGGCGCTCACGGTGTGACCAGTACGTTGATTCGGTTCTTGCCAATGACAGCGTTTGGTATGGCCATGCCCAACCTCTTGCTTCAAGACTTCGCCGGGACCGGAGACATCTACGTGCCGGGATGGGCGGCCCCGGAGTTGGCCGAGGACTTCATGAATCTGGTCCGCATCCACAAAGCACGAGTGGAGTTCGGACTCGACGAGCTGCGTCGCAGTCAGCTTCCGTTCCTAGGAACAGACAGCGACGCCGAGCAAGACAGCAAGCCGACGTTGCACTAGACACAGATGTACGTCCTGTTCAGTAGTTCACTTCGCATGTACCTCACAAGGGAGAACGCTACGGAGATTGCGGTAACTCCCGTGCGTGCGAAGGCTGTGCAATTCAGGACGAAAAAAGAAGCACTCTCCTTCAGGGAAGAGCGCCTGCACAGTGCCTCACAGAAACTCTTCGAGGTACAAGACGCATCAACTGGAGAGAAACATGCTGGAAAGAAACGGTCGAGACATAAGGTACTTCCATCTACGGACACGTAACAACGGAGTGCCGTCCAACAAAGGCGGCTACACCGTAGCAGTGAAGAGCAGGCCAAACGGGTTGTACTCCGTGAGTATCTGCCAGTGCAATTCCAATCAGGTGTACGACGAGAAGCTCGGTGAGAAGGTGGCCGAGCAACGCATCGGCAGCGGCAAGTTTTTCGTCCAGTCGAGGGCGGAATTGATTGCCACTCTCAACACCCTGCACACCAAGCTGTCGTCGGGCACTGTCGTGCGTCTCGATCTGAGCGAGCTTGGCGAAACGGAGAAGAAAGCGGCCTGACGTTCAACGCATCACACCACGCAAAGGGAATAAGAACGTGAGCGTCAACGAGAGCAACCCACTATACGAAGCCTGTGTTGGCTTCATGGTGGCGGAGAAGTCTGAGGCAGACAGTTGGGAGAAGGTGGCCCGGTTTGTCCAGACCAAGGTGGACAACGGCAGCGGCGACGAGGCGCAACTCAAGGCCGAGTTCTCCGTGGTCGAGAAGCAGATCAAGAAGGACTTCAGCGTGACCACACTGCCCACTGCGTGGCGCACGGCGAAGAGCACGGCAATGTCAGCGGCACGAGCAGAGGTCAGTCTGCTTGACGACACGGGCACAGTGAAGGGAAAGAGCGGCATCGAAGATGAAGTGCGCGGAAAGAAACTCGGCACAGATGTGCCCACCCTCGTCGAGAAGATTGTCGCTGACCTTAGCAACTCAGCTTCACGGATGACAGGACTGCGCATCACGTCCCTCGATATGTTGCTGCTCGACGCGGCTGTCGAATCCGTCAACTACGCAAGGAGAACCTGCGTCGATGCTTAACCATCTGGAAATGGAACGGTACGTCGCAGCCACCGCTCGTCGGGCGGACATGCGCGTGCAGTGGGAACCCATCGAAGCGCCCCGCACAGATGGCAAGACCATCTTCCTGCCCGCTATGGGTGCGGGCATCAGCCAGAAGGACTACAACCGGGTGCGGCACTTCGTTACCCACGAGGTAGACCACAACCTGTACACCGACTTCAAGAATCCAACCGCTATCGAGAAGGGGGTCAACTCCAGCAGCAGCTTGCTCGGTGCGATTTGGAATTTGAACGAGGACCACCGCATCGAGTTCCTAGGAACACAGGAATACGAAGGCGACAGGCTGTGCTCCAACGATGTGTACGGCGACATCATGGACCAGCTCGCTGACGGGCTACGCAAGAACCCCAACCCCAATCTGGCGGACACGTTCCTGCCTCTCGCAGCGTGGTCGAACAAGGCATGGGCCGACTACTACCCGAGCGCCCATCTCGTGCAGGAATCCATCGAAGCTCGCCTGTCACCAAAGGCGAAGGCTTACTACGACAAGTTGAACAAGGGAGATTACCTGGATGTTCTTAGGAACATTCGGGAAGAGGCCGATCCCACGAAGGGCACGCAAGCCACGCTCGAACTGTCGCGCCGCATCTTCGACGAGGTGTATGGCGGCGACCACGAGAAGGAAGAGGAACGCTGCAAGCAACTGAAGCAAGCGCAGCAAGGTGAGGGTGGCGGTGAAGAAGGGGAAGAAGGCAAGGACAAAGGGAAGGGCAAAGCTAAGGGCAAGGGCACGCAGCAAGGTGAGGGCGAAGGTGAGCGCGACGACAGTGAAGGTCCGCCGATCAACGTGGACTACACATCAGTGATACGAGAAGCCCACGCCCCGGACCAAGGCGTTACCAAACGGGGAATGCACATCAACTACGGCGGTTTCCGTGGCACCAACAGCTACGTTCCGCCGACGGAGAAAGACTTCCTTGTACGGGACATGACGAACAACTCGGTGCCGCGCCGCTCTTCGGAGCCTGAGTATTACGAAGGCTCCATCAA